TCCAGGTAGTGCTACATTAGTATCAAAAGCTATCTCTTTTACAACTACAAGCAGCGGATCGCCTGCAGTATCAAATGCACCTAGAGAAATCGCAGACGCTATCAACGCTATTGCGAACTTTGGATTCGATAATTCAGATCCAGCAAATCCAGTTGAAATTCCTAGTTACATTGAAGCTAGTGTAACTGAAGACAACGAGCTAGTGATTGAACATTCACAAGGCGGTGAAATTCGTTTCTCAGCAGCAGGTGCTAGTTTAACTGCGTTAACAACATTATTTGCACCATTTAATATAGATGCTCTTACTGGTACAGCTAATTTTTATACTTTACCAGCAAACTCATCTGAAAACTATGTGGCGTCAGGATGGAGACCACTAGCAGCTACGGATTTCTTAGCTTCAGCATCTGCTCCAAGCAACGATCCATCGGATGGTCAGTTATGGTATAACTCTGCAGTCAACGAAATTGACATCATGGTACACAACGGCAATACATGGGTTGGTTATCTAGATGAATTTGCCAGCACCAAGGCAACTGGACCAACAGTTTCTGCATCAAATCCCTACACTGGCGGTGTAACATTTGTTAACAACGATTTATGGATCTCAACAGCAGATCTAGAAAACTTCCCAACAATCTATCGCTACAACAGTAACATCCAGGGTGTTCCTGCTAGTGAGAAATGGGAATTAGTTGATAAAACAGATCAAACCACAGAGTCAGGAATTTTATTTGCTGATGCTCGTTGGGGTAAAACTGGTGCTACTGGTAACACAGCAGCCACAATCCAAGCATTGTTATCAAGCAATTACTTAGACCCAGATGCTCCAGATCCAGCATTATATCCAAAAGGTATGTTGTTATGGAATACTCGTAGATCCGACGGTAACGTTAAGAGATACGAAGTAAATTATATCGACCAAACCAAAGACAACGAAAGATATGATTCTACAAATTCACCTCTAGGTAATGCTGTAGTTACTGCAGAATCTATGAGTGGTTATACAGAAAAAAATCGTTGGGTCACAGCTTCACCTAACAACGAAGACGGTTCAGGAACATTCCTACGCAAAGCACAACGAGCAGTTATCGTTGCAGCATTGAAGAGTGCAGTTGATACCAGTCAAGAAATACGTGATGAAGAACGTCGTAACTTTAACTTAATTGCTTGCCCAGGATATCCTGAACTAATGAGCAACCTAGTTAACTTGAATATCGATCGTGGCGTAACAGCATTTGTTATTGGTGATACACCACTACGCTTGCCAAGCGATGCTACTTCATTAACCAACTATGGTTCTAATGCAGAACTAGTAACAGACAACAACGATGAAGGTATTGTTACCTATGACGAATATCTAGCTGTGTTCTATCCAAGTGGATTTACAACAGACCTAGGTGGTTCAAACGCAGTTGTTCCAGCAACACACATGATGATGAAAACAATCGCGCTAAGTGATAATGCAAGTTATCCATGGTTTGCACCAGCAGGTACACGTCGTGGTGGTATTACTAATGCAACATCAGTAGGCTACATTGATGCCGCAACAGGTGAATTCCAAACTGTGGCATTGAATGAAGGTCAACGTGATACATTATATGATCAAAAAATTAATCCAATCACATTCTTCAATGGCGTTGGTTTAATCAACTTTGGTCAAAAGACTCGCGCAAGAAATGCAAGTGCGTTAGACAGAATCAACGTAGCACGTTTAACAGTATATCTACGCAGTCAGTTGAATAAACTAGCTCGTCCATATATCTTTGAACCTAATGATAAGATTACCAGAGACGAAATCAAACAGGCCTGCGAGAGCTTGTTGCTTGAGTTAGTAGGTTTAAGAGCATTGTATGACTTTGCAGTTGTATGTGATGAAACCAACAACACACCAGCAAGGGTTGATCGCAACGAACTTTGGGTAGATATTGCTATCGAACCAGTCAAGGCTGTTGAGTTCATTTATATTCCATTGCGTGTCAAGAACACAGGAGAGATTTAAAAATGGCAATTACATCATTAAATAATTTATCAGTCCCAACAAACGGCGGTACGCAAGTACTGTTGATGCCGAAATTAAAGTATCGCTATAGAGTGACTCTTCTGGGTTTTGGTGTTGCAGCAGCCACAGAGCTTACTAAACAGGTCAAGGACGTAACTAGACCAAAAGTTTCTTTTGAAGAAATCACACTAGATGTCTATAACTCAAAAGTTTACCTAGCTGGTAAACACAGCTTTGAAATGGTTACATTGACATTGCGTGACGATGCTAGCGGCGAAGTACAAAAACTAGTTGGTCAACAGATACAGAAACAATTCGACTTCTTAGAACAAGCATCTGCACGTTCTGGTATTGATTACAAGTTTACGACTCGTATCGAAATACTAGACGGTGGTAACGCTAACTTGGCCCCAAAAATTCTTGAAACAATCAATCTATATGGTTGCTTTGTACAGAATGCAGACTACGGTGAACTAGCATACGGCACTAACGAAGAAGCCACAGTAGCACTAAGCATACGTTTCGACAATATGGAACAGTGGGGCGCAGACAAGACTGCTACCAGCCTAGAAGGTGGTATTGGTGCAGCAGTAGGACGTCAAATCGCTACCCAAGCAGTAACAGGCGCATTAGGCACACAAGGCTAATAGTCGCAGTTAGAATCAAAAGAACCCGATTAATTCGGGTTTTTTTGTGACATAAATATTAGTATGGCCAATAAATTTACACGTTTTCTCACTGGCGTCGGTACAGGACTCACTAATCCCAAAGGATTGGTCAGCAACTGGCAGCATGCCACTCGACTATTCATCGACGATACCTATCGATTATCACCTCGTACAAAATTTAACTATTATGTTAGATTTGAAATAGACAAGACTGCACACAAAGCACCTTCATTTACTGCCAGACACGGCGACGAAGTGGGTATGTTGGTTAAGACTGCGGACTTACCAAAATATAGTTTTGATAGTGTTGTAAAAAATCAATATAATAGAAAACGTATCATTTATAAAAATATTAATTATGAACCTGTAAATATCACACTGCACGATGATAATGCAGGTATCATAAATGCACTATGGGCTATTTATTATGGATACTATATTGCTGATAGACAAGTACCAGTTTCTGCATACAATGATAATAAATATCGCCCGACTAAAACGCCATTAGATAATTTCCGTTATGGTATGGATAATAATATTTCTGTTGGATTTTTTAAATCTGTTAGTATCTATACAATGAGTCGAAAACGATTTTTAGGATACACATTAATTAATCCAAGAATTAAAGCATGGAATCACGGATCTGTAGACTATTCAGCTAACGAAACTCTTGAAAGCACAATGACTCTAGAATACGAAGCTGTGAAATATTCTGCTGGCAATGTGTCAATTAATAATCCTAAAGGTTTTGCTACTCTGCATTACGATCTAGTGCCAAGTCCATTGTCTGTAGCAGGCGGCGGTGTTGCAACCTTAACTGGTCCAGGCGGAGTGTTAGATGGATTAGAAAGCATCTTTGGCGACTTGGCTAACGGATCAACATTTGAAAGTTTTGGCGGATTCCTAGGAACAGCAATTAAATCAGTTAACACATATAAGAATCTTAGAGGTCTCAGCAAGGAAGGACTCAAACAAGAAGCGATTAATATTTTAAGTAATCCAGCGAACGTCGCTACAGCAGTAAGTACTGTGGGCGGAGTAGTAGGTGCGGTATTTCCTAAGAGTTCTACTAACACCGAAACTACACAGGCATCACCTAAATCTTTGGTAGGCGGGGGACAGTAATATGACAACTACAAATTTACCGTCAATCGCAGTCGAAGACAGCGGTGCAGGCACTAAACTATTTTTCAGCACCTATGGCGAAGAGCCATTAGAATTCAATGCCAATGATGTTAATAGCACTGTGAGCTTTTTTGAAAGCAACGGTTTTGAAAAAGACGCAGCATTGGTAGTTTCAACTGTGCTACTGAAGCAAGCCAAGTTAGATGGAACTCCTATATATCAGATATTACAAGGACTTTCGCAGTTTGATGGACTTGGTCTTAGTCAAGTAGTCGGCGAAATACTAAACAATAACAGAACTCCTACCAGCACTTTGGGATTTAGAACTCCCAATGTCAAAGTCACACAATCTAGAAACATCGCAGCATAATGGTCAAATTCGCACAGGGTCGATTTGAAATGAAAAATCCCGACAAGTATGTGGGAAAAAAAACACCATTGGCTCGCAGCTCGTGGGAATTCGTTTTCATGCGTATGTTGGATGAACACCCAGGAGTGGAAAAGTGGGCATCAGAAAGCATACAGATTCCATATAGAGATCCGCTCACAGGCAAATACACTATCTATGTTCCGGATTTTTTCATAGTCTACAATGATAAAAAGGGCGGCAAGAATGCCGAAGTAGTTGAAGTAAAACCCAGTAATCACACTCTGATAGAAAAAGTAGGTAAGAGCCAATATAATCAACAGCAGTATGTAAAAAACATGGCCAAATGGGAAGCTGCTAATGCTTGGTGTAAACAACAAGGCTTGAGATTTCGTGTGATTAACGAGAATGAAATTTTCCATCAAGGCGGCAAACGGAAATAAGTATAGTATGACGAAAAAATTAGAAGAATTGTTTAATCTAGAAGAGTCCAAACCAGAAACTGTGGAAGAAAACACAGCAGTTGAAAAACCGGTTCATCAAGAAATAGACACACTGGAAAAACAGATACAGGCAGTGCAGGACATCACCAGAGGCCTGCCACAGATACAGGAACTAAACGAACTAGATGACAAAGAATTAGATCATTTAGCTACTAAAGCAGAACAGGCCTATGATGATCTCATGGATCTTGGCATGAATGTAGAAGTTCGTTACAGCGGCAGGATCTTCGAAGTTGCATCTAGTATGATGGGTAATGCTATTGCTGCCAAAACAGCCAAGATTGATAAAAAACTTAAAGCTGTAGATCTACAGCTTAAAAAATTAAAAATCGACAATGATTCTGGAGCAGACCCCAATGATGTTATCAACGGGCAGGGCTATGTGATCACCGATCGTAACGAGCTACTTAAGAAATTGGGTCAAAAGGACTAAATACTACTATGAAGACATTTAAAGAATATCTTGTTGAAAACAAAAAAGTCTACGATTTTAAGATCAAAATCGCTGGCGATTTGCCTGAAAATTTTGAAAAGAATCTAAAAGAAAAATTAGATCGTTGCAAGGTTATGACTTTTGCTAAAGTTAAAACAACACCAATCCAAGCGTTACCTTTGGATTTTCCAGATCATCCAAACATGCCTGTAAGCATTTTTGAAATCATTTGTGAATATCCAATTACTGCTCCAGAGATTGCAGCTGACATCAAAGAAACAGGACTTCCAGAAAGTTGTTTCAGAGTGCGTGGCAGCAACGAACCGTCAGAAGAAGAGCAGGTATTAGCTGCTGCTGAGCCTAGTGGTGAAGCATTACTAGCAGATGGAGAATACAAAGAGACTGGAAAAATCAAACATAAAGATTATTTCGGTGATGATTTCAACAAGGGATTTTTAAAAGATTTAGCGAAAACTGCTAAAGAAAGAAAAAAAGAAAACGGGCAAGGTGAGTATAAACTGCCTAAACATAAACAAGATAAGGAAGGTGCTAAAAGCGCCGTAGGGAGTTAATATGAACTTTAATGA